AGCCTTCCGGCGTCCTTAAACAAACTGGCGGCCAGCCTTTAAGCAGCGAAGAATTAGCACAAATGGCGCAATCGTTCAACGTGGCCCGCATGTCTAACAGCGTTGCCGCGATCTCGGAACACTTGACATACAGCGAAACCAGCGCAACACCGGACAAAATGCTATTAAGCGAAGCCCGCAATTTTCAAGCGCTCGAAATGTCACGCCTAGCCAATATCCCGGGGTTTTTATGCAACTTGTCTATCGGTGGTTACAATTACTCAAACAACGCAGACGCCCGCCAGCAACTTTGGCTATTTGCATGCAAGGCCTATAGCGAGTGCATTTCACAAACCTTGTCAGGCGACAACGTGTTACCGCGCGGTACCTATGTACGACTAAACCCTAAACAGTATTTAGCGGCCGACTATATGGGTGGCTACGGCGGCGAAATGCCCGACGAAATGCCAACAATCGAAGAAACAGTTAGAGTACCTTTAGACCAATGATTAAATTAACCGCTACCGCAATTACAGTAGACGCAGCAGCACCGGACGGCAGCCGTACCGGGCAACGTGTAATTATGGGCATTGCCGCCCCCTATGGCGTAACCGCGTCAGTTTCTAGTGGCGAAACGGTTTTATTTGAGCCGGGCAGCCTTTCCGCGCCTGATCGCATGCCACGCGTTTACATGTTCCACGACTCAAGCCAACCCGTCGGCATCGTTACACAGCTCGATAATTCAAGCCCTAACGAACTTCTATTTTCTGCCCGCATTAGCGCTACCCCATTGGGTGACACCGCTTTAACACTTAGCGCCGACGGCGTACTCGATGTCTCCGTAGGTATCTCACCTCAACAATGGACAACCGACGACGCCGGCGTAATGCGCATCACGGCAGCTGTAATCGACGAAATCTCTTTAGTGCCACAACCGGCATTTAACGCCGCCAAAATAACTGAGGTTTACGCGTCGGCAAGTATCCACCACAACCCCGACGAAATAGACAATAATCAAGAAAACCCACTAGATGAGGAAACCCCCGAAATGGAAAAGACACCCGAAGTAGCAGCCGTAGAGGCAGCAACACCAACCGCGCCAATTTGGGCCGAAGCGCCTAAGCGTTTTACTATGCCTAGCGCCGCGCAATACATGGCCGCCTATGCGTCTAGCCCGTCAGAGTTTGCGCAAATTAACGCACAAATTAAAGCTGCCGCGCCATTTATCGACACTTCTAGCACACCCGGCATTTTGCCCGAAATCATCACGGGTACCGTGTATGACGGGCTAAATCCTATCCGCCCGTTCGTGTCGGCTATCGGTACTCGCGCAATGCCTACAGCTGGCGCAACGTTTCGCCTCCCAAAAATTACAGTACGACCAGTCGTAACGCAGCAGCCAACAGGCGAAAACACAACGCTTGACCCTTCGACCGTAACCGTGTCAAATACCGACGTTTCTAAACTCACGTTCGGTACATACGTAACCATGTCCGAACAGGATCTTGATTGGACAGATCCCGCATCGCTCAATATCGTTCTTGAGCAGCTTGCCATTGCATACGGACAGGCAACCGACAACTACGCCATTGACAACTGCCACGCCGCAATTGTTCAAACAGCATCAGTAGCCGACACCGCCGTAGGTGCAGATTGGGTAGCAGCCGTTTACGACGGTGCGCGCCAAATCTCCGAAAGCTCGAACTACTTGCCTAGCCACATGTTCGTAACCCCTGCCAGTTGGGCGGCTCTTTCAAGCAGCGTAGACGACCAAAACCGTCCGGTATTTCCATACACGGGCGCACCTAACCTCATGGGACAAAACGCAGCAGGCAACGCAGCAGCGAACACATGGAACGGCAACCCGCTAGGCCTTGTACTCGTCGTAGACAAGAACGCACCCGGCTCGTTCATGGGACACGCAGCAGGCCCGGCCGCTGGTTACCACTACTTCGAGCAGCCCAAAGGGGCAATTAGTATCGATGTACCGTCCTCATTATCTCGGACCATCGCTTTTAGAGGGTATGCCGCAGGCAGCATGAGAGACGCCACAAAATTCGTCAAGTTCGTTTAGCCTGAAAGGCGGTTAGCCGCCAATGGCTATTTACACAGTCACGCATAAAACGCTAATAACTAATTACGCGTCTTTACAGTTACTTGAGCAACACGACATAGACCCCGGCGATGTAGTCACCGTCGCCGGGGTAAATGCCACATTTAACGGATCACGCACCGTATACGCAACACCCGAATATCTTTTTACGGGTGTTAGCGACGAAGGCGATTTAGAGTACGACTACAACCAGCCCATTCCGTACCAAATCATTTACGCACTAACGGCCGACAACGTAGAACGCAGCGCAACTACCGGCACCGTAGCTAATGATCTCGTCGCGTGTACTTGGATTACCGCTACCGATATTGAGGATTGGCTAGGCATCGGCACAGCGACCGCAGGCGACGCGGCTTTTTTAACCGTGTGCGCAGCTGCCGCTAACGAATTTTGTTTTACTCGTAGAAAAATCGCCGGGTATCAGGATTTATTAACGCCAGCACCCAACGGGGCCGTAAAACTTGGGACAACCCAATACGGCGGCGCGCTATACCGCCAGCGCGGCGGGCTACAAGATATGGCTACTTTTGACGGCTACGGCGTCGCCAGCACCAACGGCCTTAACGGCACGATTAAACAACTATTGGGTATTGACCGCCCAACGCTCGCCTAATGCCCGTAGTCGCCTTTACAGACTTGTTTAACGAGTGTTTAGATGACCTTGCCGCCAAGCTGGCAACTATCTCGGGCTTACAAGTAGTAACCGACCCGCGCAACCTTGTCCCGCCTTGCGTGTTTATCGACGCACCTACATTTCAGGCCTACAACGGCAACATAGTTAAAATGAGCTTTCCGGTGCGGTGCATCACGCTAGGCCCCGGCAACCTAGACGCCCAACGGTCGTTAATGAACATTGCCGCCAAAGTATTAAACGCATCGGTAGGTGTCACCGATGGACGCCCCACTATGGCTATTATCGGGGGCGTAGAGCTACCCGCCTATGATCTAAATATAAACATTCAGGCACAAACAAGTTAGGCACAAAATGTACGTAATTCTTTCAGAACGTCTAGGCACCGTAGGGGCAAAATTCGACCCCGACGACAAACGATACGCGGGCGCAAATATTGACGCTTTAGTAGCTGGCGGTTTCATCGGCCAAAGTTCCACCACTAAGGCCGCTAAATCTGCTAAAACAGAGACAGACACCGACACAGAAACCGATACAAAGGACTAAACCCCATGGCTACCAGCACACTTTTAAGCAACCCACACGTACTAATTAACTCGGTCGATATGTCCGACCAATGCACCGCGGCTAATTTCTCTATCGACTACGCGCAGCTTACCGCTACAGCTTTTGGCGATGTCGATAACAAATACGTAAAAGGCCTCGGCGATCACTCGGTCACGCTTTCGTTTTACGGATCGTTTGCAGCTACCGAAACATGGGCAACGCTTAACGGCCTTGTAGGCACAACTACTACGATTATCGTGTCCCCACAAGCGCCAACAACGCCGGGCACATATTCGGCTACCAATCCCGGTATGACACTTACCGGTACATTTCTTGCGTCGTTGCCAGTCAATTTTGCGCTAGGCGAGCTAAACACTATGGACGTAGTTTTTACTGGCGGCGTCTACACTCTCGACATTTCCTAATCTAAACACCTAACAAAGGCCCGACATGAATATAACAATTCGAGTAACCCGTAACGACGGCGTATACGAAGTACACACTAATTTAATGGTAGTGGTGCTATGGGAACGCAAATACAAAATGCGCGCCAGCGACCTAGCAAACGGCGTAGCAATGGAACACCTAGCGTACATGGCATACGAAGCATCAAAAATGGCTAATATCGTGGTACCGGTTTCATTCGACCAATTCATTAAAGAGTGCGCCGCGCTGGAAGTTGTAGATAGTGAAAACCCAAACCCTACAGAGTCGGCAGCTACCGCCGACAACTAGCCGAACTACTGGTAGCGGTTCACTTTTGGCCACCGTCGATAGATTT